GGGTACGACGCCACCCACGACCGCACACGGGCACTGTGGCAAGTCCGCATCGACCGAGGCGAGACCGTGCGGTGCGTGAGCTGTGGCGTCCAGCTACATGGCCGAGCGTGGGACCTCGGGCACACCGAGGACCGCACGCGCTACCTCGGACCGCAGTGCGAGCCCTGCAACCGTGGCGATGGTGGCAAGCGCGGCGCGAACGTCTCGAATCGGACAACCTGACCGGGCGAACCGGACATCACGACCGCCCGAATCGGACATTCGGCACGGTCAAGACGGACATTCACCCCCAGGGGGGCACCCCGAACCGGCACCCTGCCGTACCGCCGGGGAGCTCTCTCGGTGGTGCGGAGGGTTCAAGATCGCTGGCCGGGCGCAAGGCCCGGCCTTCTCGACGCCGCGCAAGGCGGCACGGATGGTGATCGTGATGGCG